AGAGATACTCTTCAAGGTAACTTGGTATACATACCAGCATCTGTAGCCGCTATTGGTGCTATGTCCTACACAGATAGGGTTAGAGCACCATGGTTTGCACCCGCAGGCTTCAACCGTGGTGGTCTTTCAGGTGGTGTCGCAGGTCTACCTGTAGTTAATGTTACACAAAAACTTACATCACAAGATAGAGACCTTCTATACGATGCAAACATTAATCCAATTGCTTCATTCCCAAATGAGGGTATCGTAATCTTTGGTCAAAAGACTCTACAGGTTACAAGAAGTGCTCTAGATAGAATCAACGTTCGCAGATTGATGATCTTTATCAAGAGGGGTATTTCAAACATCGCTGCTGGTATCTTGTTTGAACCAAACGTCCGCGCCACATGGGCACGCTTTATCGGTCAGGCTAACCCTTTCCTATCCGATGTCCAAGCAAGGTTTGGTTTGGATGAGTTCAAATTGGTTCTTGACGAAACCACAACAACGGCTGACCTTATTGATAGAAATATTCTATACGCAAAGGTTTACTTGAAGCCCACAAGAGCAATTGAGTTTGTCGCAGTTGACTTCATCATTAGTAACACTGGTGCATCTTTTGAGGATTAAACTAATTAATAGGAAAGCAGGAGTATAAATAATGGCTGTAAATAAAGCATCACCAATTCCACCATGGGCATCAGTTAAAATTGAGCCTAAAAGAGCGTTTAAGTTTATCTTAACAATAGGAGATATTCCTGCTTGGGTTGTAACTGGTTGTGACAGACCAAACCCAAATTTTACCGGGGGCGCAAATCATGAGTTTTTGGGACATCAATTTAAATATCCAGGTAAATTAACCTGGAGTGATGTTGGCGTTACTCTTGTCGAACCTGTCGATCCAGATGTATCAGGTCAAGTATTAGATGCAGTTATTAAGGCGGGGTACAATCCACCATCAACATGGACTGCTGATAACGAGGGTTGGAGAACAACATTTTCAAAAGAAAAATTTGTTAATGGCAACTTTGGCGATATTGCAATTAAAGTTTTAGACTCTAATGGCAATGAAGTAGAGTCATGGACCTTGTTTAATTCTTTTGTGTCTGATATTACCTACTCCAAACTACAATATAGCGGAACCGGCATCAACACAATAACTTTAAAATTTAGTTATGATTATGCCACTGTAAACATCACAGAGATTAACCAAAATTAATAATTGACATAATTACTATAAATGTCAGATATAAATTATTTACAAACCGTTCGTTATTCTTTGCAAAATAGTTTTCGATTTTTACTTAGAATCGATGATATACCTTTTGCAATGATAACTGGTGTTGATAGACCAAGACCAAATTTTAGTGCCCCTCAAGACTTTCAGTTGATTAATTGGAAATTTAAACAACCAGGGGGCATTGTAACTTGGTCTGACATCAATTTTAGCATTGTTGAAAGTTTTGATAATGAAAAGTTTGATAGTATCGCAGGAATTATACTGAACACTTACAAGAAATTTGGTTATGACAATCCGAACCAAGTTATAGAAAATGCTCCAATACTTAAAGATATGAATAAAAGAGCATTAATAAATTCAATAGGAACTGTTAAAATAGAGGTGTTGACACCAAATGGTGATGTTTATGAAGTTTGGCAACTTTATAATGCTTTCGTGAGCAAAATAAGTTTTGATAAACTCCAATACAATTCAAGTCAAATACTTGGCGCCACAATAACATTATCATATGATTGGGCAGACATGACATACATCAGTTCTGCCGGTCGTGAAACAACTTATTAACAAGAGGTTACAATGAAAAAATTTAGCATGGGTGAATCTAAACCATCCACTGATTTGAATGGTGCTACTTTCTTTTTGGAATTACCAACAAAGGGGAGGTTTTACCCAGACAATCACCCCTTTCATGATAAAGAAACAATAGAAATAAAAATGATGACAACAAAAGAAGAAGAAATTTTAACAAACCCTTCTTATGTTGAAAAGGAAATGACGGTCGAGAAACTTTTAGAAAGCATTGTCTTAGAAGAAGGTTTTGAGGTTAATGAAATATTTGAAACAGACAAGTTGGCTATTTTAATAGGCGCTAGAATTGACGCTTATGGAGAAGATTATCCAGCAATTATAGCATGTGGTGACTGCGAGAAAGAATATACTTTTAATATCAATTTAAAAGAAGTTATTGGTAATGTACGTGAGAGCGACATTGAAAAGACAGATAAGAATTCTTTGATCATTGAAGTGCCAAAATCAAAAAAGGTTATTGAGTTTAGGCTTCTTTTGCCAAGCGAAATAGCCTCGATAGAAAGAACTGTTGAAAAAATGAAAAAACTTAATATCAACACAAGTTTAATGACAGAGTTTTATAAAAGAATAATATTAAGTGTCGATGGGGATACGAATAGAGACAACATAGGACAATTTATTGATAATTTAAAAATAATGGATTCACGCTTTTTATCTGCCACATATTACAAAAGCCTGCCAACATTAAATACCGTCTTTAAATCTGCTTGTGCTCACTGTGGGCAAGAGCAGGAAGGGGGTATGCCTATCCAGGCGAACTTTTTTTTCCCTGAATTCTAATTATATTCAAAGAGTTTATGAAAATATGATGATTATGGTCTCAAAGGGATGGTCTTATACTGAAATAACAAATATGCCAATAACAAAAAGAGACTGGATCTTTACTCTATTTGAAGAAATTTTTAAGCCTGACGAGGAAGAGGAGAAATAAATTGGCACCGCCACAAGGATTACTAGAAGCCCTCATAAAAGCAACGCCTGAAATTGCAGGTTTAAAAACTGAGATTGAACTTCTTAGGGCTGCACAGAATCAACTAACAACGTCAATTGGGGAAGGTGGCTTTGCAGCAATAAACCTCCTTGGCAAAGTAAGACAATTGCAAAAAGAAGCACTTGTTGATCTTGGTCTAGAGGATTACAATAAACAAATAAATCAAACCGTTGGCTTGTTTCAAAAGTTAAATAGTTCCTCCAATAGATTGGGTATTAATTTCAAGACGATTAGCGATATTCAATTTGATTTAACAAAGAAGTTTGAAGGTTCTGGAATTTCGCTTGGTAATTTAAATCAAGTTATCGCTGCAAATTCAAATCTTGTAAAAGATTCAACATTGATTGAGTTCTCTAGAGATCTTGCCTTTCAAACTCCAATGACATCAAAACAAATTGGAGATTTGCAAAATAGGATCATTGGTTTGTCTGTGGCTCTGAGAAGACCACCAGCGCAAATTTTAGGTCTTGTAAAAGAACTGGCGGCATCTGATGCCACCTTTGCTCAATCGGGCGAAACTCTTTTGACCCTTGCTACTCGTGCCGAATTGGCTGGTAGAAGACTTGGTATATCTGGTAAATCTATCAATCAGACTCTTCAAAGTACAGAAACAATTCAAGCAAGAATCCAAGAGGGTGGTAGACTACAATATTTAGCAAGCAGGCTTGGTCTTGATGTTGATCTGTCTGGTATTTACAGTCAAGATCCTGTGCGTAGACAAAGGGCAATATTAAACTTTGCCCAAGCAGTAAGTGAGGCAGGAGCAGAACTACCACCAGGATTGAAATCTGCATTTTCTATTGCTTTAAGAGGTACAGCGACTGGTCAGGCTCTTGGTGGTGCAGGACGTCGTGCGCTATTGTCTGGTCGTCGTTTAGATTTGCGAGAGATTGAGGGAAGGATTGCCGGTGCTCAACCGGCAGATATTGGTGCCCTGAGACGTGACGCTGTAACGGCTGCTCAGGTTTTACAAACTCAGAGAGAGGCAAGGGCAGTTACAGTTGGCTTAAGACAAATTCAGGCGACAACTCTAAGAGATAGGCAATTGGGCGATGCCGCCAGAGTTTTAGATCGAGCCGCCATAGATATTTCTACAAGAGTCGCCAGGGCAGCAGGTCAAGGCGTCGAACAGGGTGTTCGAACAGCATTTACTGGAGTGGGAGCCGGTCTACAAGCAGGCGGAATATTACAGACGGGCGTCACTGGTCAGAATTTAGCAACTCAAATTTCAACTTTGCTGAGAGTTTTAGACCAATTAGTCGGAGAATTGAGAAGAGGATTCAATCTTGTTCCAGGTGGCTAGTGACGAATAATTTTTTTTAAGATAATTAGTATATGGCGATTAACTTAGGAAATGATTATTTGAATGGCTTGGTAGATGTGCCAGTTAGTGCATTGGAAAATTCATTATTTAATGCAATAGGGTCAGATCCAACCATAAAAACCGCACTACCGGCAGAGGCTGGATTACGTCAAGCACTTGGCTTTGCAAATATAAAGATTGGGTTTCCAACCAGAGAAGGAAATATACCTTTTTTAAATTTTTTGCCTTCAAACTCATTAATTTTTCCGGCTTATCTGACAAGTATAAAAGATCAATTTGCCGTCAGTAGTGGTGGGGAAACCATTTATGGAAGAACTGACCCGACACCATCGTATAAGGGCGTTTCAAGAAAAATAAGTGTTGCTTTAAATATTCCATGTTTCGATGCAGAAGATGCAAATGAAAATTTAAAAAAAATAAATAAATTTATTTATAATCTCTATCCATCATATGAAAGTTTTAAAGGTGATTTGGTCATTAGTAGTCCTCCACTAGTTAGAGTTAAATTCGCCAATTTAATTTCAAATCAATTGAGGGGATATAGTGGTCTTCTAGGTTATATAACCAACTTTACATATGATATTGATACAAAAAATGGGTTCTTTTTCTCTAATTCCAGCGGTCAGGCAAACACAACAAATTTATTTTTCAGGTCTTACACTTTGAGTTTTACATTTAGCGTACTACATGAAGATGTTGTAGGTTTTGTTAATGGAAAACCAAACACAAACAAGGATTATCCATATCAAACGAATATCAATCAGTTTAATCCATTCAATCTTCCTTCTCGCAACAATGCTCCTGTTTCTCAAGATCAGGCTGAAAGTGAGCAATTGAGGTAATAAAAATGGCAATCTCCAGATATTCAAATACTGAAGTACAACAACTAGAAGACTTAGACTATAAAAGAGTTTATTCTGATAAATTTGATAACAATAGAAAAAAATATATTTTAAAAAATTCTACACTTAATTTAAATTATCCAACTTTTGATGAGGTTATAGAATTTGATTATGATGTTCATGTTTGGAAATTGGGGGACCGCTATTACAAGTTGGCTGAAAGATTTTATGGAAATCCAACATATTGGTGGGTAATTGCCTGGTTCAATAAAAAGCCAACAGAAAATCATGTTGCTGTCGGTGATTTAATCAGAGTTCCTTTGCCAATAGGGCAAGTGTTAACTTCTTTGGGATTTTAAATATGCAATATTTTATACCAAAAAAAGGCATCACTGTCGCTCGTGATGGATCAGAGCAACAAAGTTTTTTAACCCAAGTATTGCTGCCTAAAATTTCAAACTCAAAAGATAATAATGACATTTATAAATTTTTTAAACAGGCAGAAAAAGAAGACTTGGCAAAAGATTTTGAAACAAATAAAAAAATTATTACTTTGAGCACATCATACGGTTGTGATTTTGAATCCGAACTTAGATTTGCATCGCTTAATGAAAGAGAAGAGCATATGAAGTTAATGCAGTCTCTTAGACCCGAACAAAAGGCTGTTTTATCTCCATTTGTACGCTTATACTTGATACCAAATCCATTTAAAACAAAAATGGATTTAAAAAATGCAATCCCAATTTCTTTTGGGAAGGGCTTTGATTTAGATTTTTATTTGTCAAAGAGGGATAATCGCGGATTTTCAGAAAGGCTTACTTCTAATTTGCAATCTTCTTATAGCAATAGTGATGCCACTTCTTTTAGTCGTGGTGAAGCGGCATATATTAAGAGTTTAAATGTACAAAAACTTTATAATAACACTGGTGTTTATGATCCAATAGATATAACAATGAATTTCTTTTTCTCATCATTTGATGTGTTTGCTCACAAATCCGCAATTGAAAAAAGTTCAGTTGGATCAACACTTTTAAATAGAATGAGTCGGTCTGGAAACTTTCTTGGAGGATTTGATCCCGCAAATGATTTAAGGTACACTGAACTAATAACTTATCAAATAAATCGACCTTATAGGCTTTTGCTAGAGTATGGACAGACTGTAGATGATTCTGTTTCTGAAAGTATATTTGGCTTCTTTGACAAGGCATTGATAAAAAAATTTGAAAGAAGTTATTATCTGTTAAACCCAACCACACATAATATTAATTTTGGGGAAGACGGCTCAATAGACCTGTCAGTTAAATATATTCCTGCCGTTTTAGACAATTTAGAAAAATCTGTAAATTTTAAAACGGGAGTCTTTTTTAACAAAAGCGTTTTATCAAAAATTGATCCATCACTTAATGACGATGCTAGAAAAACGTTAAGAGAGGTAGAGAAGTTATCAAAACAAAAATTTGAAAACGATGAAAAAGAAATAGAAAGAAGACAAAAAATAGCAGAATACAAAAAGCGTTTATCGAGCAATAAAAATGTCAACTTTGCAAATTTATTTAAAGATTATTTTGAAAAATCTGGTTTGATTTATAGTGCTAGAGTAGAGACAAATTTGTTAACTAATCCAGATAGAACTTCTTTTAAATTAGAATTGTCTAGAAAAAGAGGGAATCAACTTTTACAAGTCACAGATACATATAAGTTTCAAGATATTAAAAAAAGAGTAAAAGATATACAAAAAAAGGCAACCACTAAAAAGACAATTAGGTTTTTAGGTCTCTCTTTAAAAGAAGAAGAAGATTACTCTTCAACGATATTGGAAGAAACGGCAGATGATATTTTTAAAAAAATATTTGAACCATCTAAAGAGCCTACAGTTATTCGCTTTGTTTTATTTAAAGATGTAATAGCATTTTTGTTAAAAATGTCAGATAGTGTTGATAATACAAATCAAAGTCCATTTACAATTCTGAGCAACTTCGCAATGCCGATGCCTGATGGAAGAAAGTTTTGGTGTAATCTTGGTGAAGTTCCGATTGAACTAAAATTATTAAAAAATATATTAAATGTTTTTTTCAATCAGCGCCCAAATGGATCCGTTAAAAACTTTCTTCACTATATGTTAAATGACGTAATGCCAGAAATTTTGGTAGAAAAATCTAATAGGTATACACTACCAAGTTTGTCTTTTCCATTTTTTCACTTTAATAGAGATAAGTGGGCATCAGAAAAAAAAGAGTCATATATAAGTCTTTTAGAGGGCGATAGGGAAAGATTAAAAAGTTTTGCAACTGATTATTTTGACGAGTCGGCATTTGATGGTTC